GTTCCATGCCACCGGAGCCGTGAGCGTCCCTAGATAGGTAGTGAGTGCCGTCACCGCAGTATCATACGCCGTTTTTTCCGTAGTAATGCCGTAGCTTGTCGCTTGGGTATCGATCCCACTTTGCTCTGTGGTGATAACCGCATAATCCGCGATCACCGTCGATTTCTCCACTGGAGAGAGGATGTTATCGCTCGCGATATCCGTGAGCTGATTGAGCGCACTCGTCGCGTTGGTACTTGCCGTGTTTGCGGTTGATTGTGCATTTGTAGCCGCTGTTTGTGCTGCACTCGCCGCATCAGTCGCATCGCTCACATCACTTTGTATGGTTGTGATCGTCTCATTGATCGTTGTGATCGATCCGTTCGCGTCACCGATTCCAGCTTCCAACAATTCTATACTATCAGCGGTTGCCATCTTATCACTCGCATAGACACTCTTGGCGACGTATGACTCCGCAACACTGCCCAATACCTCCACTTTGGCATCTACGACTGATTGGCTCATCGCTGTCTGATCGGTGGCATACGATAGTGACGATACGTAAGTTTGTGCTATATTGGCTCCAAACTCCGCCAGCGTCGTACTTAGTGCGAGCGCTATTGCGCTATCTGCATCTGTTTGTGTTATCTTAGTGTCCACGATTCCAGCGAGTGTGTCATAAGTATTAACCACTTGCATCATCTGCTGAGTTACACTATCGCGCTCTATTTGTATCGTCCCATAGATTCCGGTCGTAGCGTTTTCAAGTTCAGTCCTGATCGCCTCTGCCAGTGCGTCACTATAATCACGCGCACTCAGCCCTATTGATTCCACTGCCGCCTGAAAGATCGGAGGGAGCTGCTGCGTCCACTGTTCCCATAGCTGACGATTGATGATCGTTTTCTCGTTCGAGGCGATCGCAATCGTTTTCTCACGCTGAGAGGATACTTTTACGACGGCACTATCGACACGGATCGATGTACTTTGGGTATAGGGAGCGCTCTCTACTTTTACCCCCACATCACACCCCGCTTATTACGCCGACACGACCTACCATATAGCGGATATCATTCACATCGAGCTGATACACATACGGAGTGTTTTGGCTGTACGCGTTCTCAAAACTGCCCGATTCGAGCGTCGCGGTAAAGGTTTTATCGACACTGAGCACCATACGTCCGGCGAGAGGTTCGGTGATCGATATCGATCCGGTTCCATTAGTAGCCTCAGAGCTTACCGATCCCACCACGCTCGTATAATCATCCCGCATCATCGTCCACACGATTACCGCATTAGTGAGATCGAGCGGCTGCGCGGTAGTATCATCGGTTATTTGGAGTGAGAGGGTATAATCCGCCCCTTGATTCATCACGATATCATAACGCGCCACCCCATCGATGAGCGTATTGGTATAATCGATCTCACACCCATCATCCATGCCATCATCTCCGCTGCACGTTTCAGCGCTGTATATCGCCCATAGATAATCATTGATCTCACTCATCATGAGCGTATGATAGCCCCCTTTGTTGTCACGGCTCACCGCTTTGCACACGGCATACACCACCGCCATCGATAACATATCGTCGATGTCAATCATTGCATCATCGTTCACCGGAACATCCGGCATACGGATATAACTCACATCGTCAATAGGTCGTAAAACGCTCCCCGATACCAAACCAGTACCAAGCAGTGATTTAGGTACGCACTCCATACATACAGAGCGCATACCGTTATGGACGAACGTAGCCATCATAGCCGTTGGGATCGATCTATCCGCAGATAGTTCAAAACTGATAAGATCTTTGATGGCTTTGTACGTCATGATTAAACCGCCAACGCTTTGATACGGCTGATCGCGAACTCATGCTCGACACGCAGCGTCATCTCAGTGATGATCTCTTTGGTGACACCATCGACGTCTTTGGAAACGTCTTTGACTTTCGTCGGACGCCAAATAACCGTATTCACATACTCAGGGTTGTACGCGATGATCTCATCATCAGCCAAGAACGGATTGAGGATAACTTTGATGTTGTTACCATACGCCGTGTTACCGATGATCGTCACGTTGTTGTCGATCTTCGTGTTGCTCATGTTCTGATTCGTTGTTTTTGAGAACAAAATATCATCGAGCGCATCTTTTTGAACATCGTTCATCATGATATGCGTGTACGGGATCCCTTTTAGAAAACCGATTTTGAGCAACTCACGAACGTGTGACCATGAAAGCGTCGCACTCGCCATACCGTGATCGGTATTCGCCGTCAAAAAATGTTTGAGTCCACCGAGCTTACCCGCCGTAGCCGCCGCACGTTGTACCGGATCATCCGCACCAACCAACGCCATCTCGATCGATTTCGCGTGTTTGATACGTGTCATATCCATTTGACGCGCCAACTCTTTTTTGTTGTCGATACCAGTAGCCGCATCCTCAGATCCGGTAACACCAAACGTGTTTTTGAAAATCTGATAGTGGTTGGTTGCATCACCGAGCAAGAACTTCTCAGGAGTCGCAGACGCCGAACCCTCTAGGTGAGCGTTCGCAGCACCATCAGGGATGTCCATAAACATCCATTTATGTCCGAACGACGGGTTGGTACGCGCCGATGGAGCCATATCACGGAGTGAACTCATAAAAGGCGTCTCCGCCCAACCTACGTTCTTAATGTCATTATAGAGATCGATCTCGTGACCGTATGCCTCTAAACTTGTAATCAAATCAGCCATTTAGTTTCCCTCCTTACAGGTACTTTTCAAAAATGCTCGCCCGCTCGTGAACGGAGGCATCACCTTGTTTCACCCGATTGATGAGCGCTTGGCGCCCACCCTCCGCGTCCACATTCCGACCGCTGTTTACTGCATCCGCAGAGACACTCTTAGGAGCGATCTCCGCTTTATATAGCAGTTCCCATCCGGAGGGATTGTTCAGTGCTTCGGCGCGCGCTGGATCAGTTTTATGGATCTCTTTGAGGTGGTTATGCACCGCATCGAGATTGAAATCCGACACACGCCCTTTGATATCCGCGACCGCATTGTTCACGGCGCGCTCTTGGAGCAGCTCTTGCATCGGAGCCGTAAGCTGTGCCAACTCTTCGCGGCTTAGAGTCACCGCATCAGAGACATTAGGTGTCGAGGGTTCAGACGATACGGCTGTATCTCCCTCACCGACATCCACACCATCACCCATTCCATCATCCTCCATCATCCGGCATACAAACGCCATCATCAGGATTCTAAAAAATGCCTTCATTCCAAACATCACTCACCGCCCTCATTTGCTGCGCTCTCAGCTGCGATACGAGCAGCCTCTTCCTGTTCCTCTATACGAGCAGCTTCCGCCGCAGCCTCTTTTTCAGCAGCGATACGCGCCGCTTTTTCCTCTTTGCTCTCTTTCACGGTGGCAGACTTAGGAACCACAATGCACTCACGCCCATTACGGATGAGAGTGTCTCCCAAATTCCCCTTAAAGAATTTATGTCCCTTGTCCGTCTCCACCATTCCGCTTGCGTGTTTTTTGACAAACACACCCAAATTTTCCTCTTTAGCCATGCGCTTCCCCCCTATTTTGGTTTATCATAAAAACTATACCGCCCCCGTAGGATGAGTATTAACTACTTTTCACACGCCCCCCATAGCCATGAGTGCTTTTTCTCTCTCCTCGGCGGGATCGATCATTGCCTCTTGCGGAACCTCTTGCATCTCATCGGGGTTCTCTTCGCTTAGTAGCGCCGATTGCTCCATGAAAATATCACCTAGCTTGGTATTCTCACCCAGCTTCATCGTGATGATCTCTTTGAACATCTCATCCACCACCGCCGGATTAGCGCGTGGGTTTTGGAGCAGCATTTGAGTGATCTCCATGATGTCTTGGACTTTCGCCTCTTTATTGATCGAGCTTCCAAAATTGATTTTGATATCATAATCCCCCGCCGTTCTCTCACCGATCCGACCGATCGGGAAATCATTGCGCTCAGTGAGTCGATGGATCAGATCATCGCTCGTATGCTTGATCGCGAGATAAACGAAATTTTTAGCCCAGTGATGGAACAGCGTATCAGAGATGAGGAGGATCATATCTTCGATACGAGGAGAGCTGTTCGCGTTCACGATCGAGAGCGCCGCAGCACTTCGTCGATCAGACGCACTGGTTCCGCCGCGCATGATCCCATTCACACCGCTGGCATCTTCGAGATCTTGTTTCGTGAGCATCATGAGATCGTTATTGAGATCCACTTCACTAGGCGTCGGTTTCACCATCATTCCGCTCAGTTTTCCCGATACCTTGACATGAGTACCCGCCCCTTTTTTGAGATCGAACGGATTGACCGTAACCGTCTCATCCACGATCCATGAGGGGGTTATCTTCTCCTCTTGGATATCATTCTTCTGATTGCGTTTAATATTGATCTCATCTTGGATCTCTTTGAGCAGACTCACCATGCTCATCCCATAAACGAGGATCTGATTTTTGGCGAGATCCTCGTACTGGTGTTTATAATCATCGATCGCATACCCATACTGAAACGGATTACGCTCAAAATCCACACTTCGCAGCAGCTTCCCATCCGCAAACGTCCGACACTTCCACACATCACCGCTTCGGCTTATCAGCTCTTTGACCTCATAGCGCTTCGAGGTATAATCCTCCGGACGATTCCCGAAAAAATCTTGCACCGTGATCTTCTTATAAAACCCGCTTTCGATCTTTTGACGGATCGTATTGCCCGACTCATACAGACGATACGCTAGATCGACGATATCATCGATGTTGTTCGCCTCATAATCAAACGCGATATCGCGGATGAACACTTCGCGCGTCACGATACGCGATCCATCCCAGTACGAGATAACAATCCCCAGCCGAAGTGTAAGCGCCGACCAAAAAGCCCTCGCCAGCTCTTTGTACGGTTTATCTTTGTCATACCAGTATTTTACGATCGTGGTGATCACGTTCGCTTTCTCCTTATCACTCCCGCCGATATACCCCACTTCGATCGGACATCCCGCCGAGAAAAACGAGGTGGTAAAAATCGACTTTACGATATTGATGATATTACGGATCACCGGAATAAAGAGTTTGGAGCGTTTCGTCTTTTTGAGCCGTCTCCACTGTTTATCGCTGTACTTACCGCGATAATAATCCTCAAACATTTTCCACTCACCGTGGTAATACTCTTGTCGTGAAAATAGATCATTGATACGAGATAGATCCCTTTGCGCGTTTTTTCCCAGTTGTGCCATCGTATTCCCTTTGGGCAGTTTCTTTTTCAAAGAGTACGATAACGATAGGATCGGTTTTCACCATGTGAGATTAGGGTGTGAATGGCATTTAACTCTATTTAGTAAAGACTTAGAAGTATTTAGGGGTGTGAATAAAAAGAGCGCAAACCGCCCATTTATCGGATCAAAAACAGTGTGAAAAAAGTCAAAAGGAGCCATTTACGGGAAGAAAAGTACCGTTTACGGGAAAGTTAGGAGCCATTTACGGGAGCAAAAGTTCCATTTACGGGAAAGTTAGGAGCCATTTACGGGAGCAAAAAGGTTCCGTTTACGGGAAACTTTACTCCCCTTTTGAAGTGGAGAAATCAAACACGATCTCTTTGGATCGTCGATCATAATCATAGGTAAAACTTAGCAGCTCAAACAGCTGAGGATAAGAGTTCTTGATCACTTTGTTCGCACGCTTGAAATCCTCCTCCTCCATCCCCAACACTTTGTTCATCGTCTCCAAATTGACACGGAGCTTTTTATTGATCTGCTTCATAGACGATAACCACTCATAGAGCCGTTTGGCATACTTGCTCGTGAGGCGCCTTGTTTTACGCATATCGATGATCGTAAAATTGTTTTGGTGTTGAGAGATCGCCCGCGTCATGATCGGATTGATATGCACCTCAAACGCATCCGCATCGAGATTCACCTCCTCAGCAAACGCAGAGATCGCCGGAACGTGCAGATTCTTAACCACCTTGCCGCTATCAAACGTGTACGAATTAAACACGATCTCCGTCGTGAGCAGCCGTGAGAGCGCCGCGATCACCATGATTTTAAAATCGTTGCTCCGGATCCCTAAAAACTTCTTGATATCCGAGTATCGCAGCGTCACAATCTCATACTCCGCCATATCGGGATTATTGTTCCATAACCGCTGCTGGCTGAAAAAGTACAGCGCATTAAAGAGATCGATCTCAAACGCATCGAGGGTGATGATCTTTTGGTTATCTTCCGCGATCGATGGATCACTGGCGTCCGTCATGTGACCACGGATAACGGGATTGTGTTTATAGAGTTTTCCGCTCATTGGCGCCTCCATGATCTTAGTCATTGGATTCTACCCCCATCTCGCTCAAAAAACGATAAAGCGTCACGCGTCCCACGCCGAGCATCTTCGCTATCTCCCCTTTCTTCACACCCTTATCGAGATACTCTCGTATCTTGTTCTCTTTACCCATGAGCTTATGTTCTTTATTTTTGCTCCCAGCGATACGCCCCACCGAGATACCGTTATCCCGTTTCGTTTGGATCGCTTCACGCGTTCGCATCGATATCATACTCCGCTCAAACTCAGCGATCGAGGCGATGATACTCACCGTGAGTTTTCCGGCGGGGTTGTTATCATGGATATCGATCCCCTCTTTGAGTATCACGAGCCGCACTTTTTTACCCATCAGATCCTCGATGATCCCAAGCATCTCTTTGAGAGAGCGTGCGAGCCGTGAGAGTTCAGTAACGACGAGCGTATCACCAAGGCTAAGCTCATCGACGAGCGCGAAAATCTCACGATGGTTTTTACGGCTGCTGATCGTCTCCGACACTACCCTATCCATACTGACACCATGCGCCGCGCACCAGCGAGATATCTCACCCATTTGATTCTCTGTATCTTGTTTGATTGTCGATACCCGAACATATCCCACCACCATGACCGTCTCCTATGTTTCAATTAATACGGTATCATAGTGAAACAAATCTTAAACTTTGCTATTGTTTGCTATTATTTTACTATTGTTTTAATATTACTCCCACGCCCCCTCATTGTACTCATCATCCACATACGGATCGACGAAACTTCTTCCGCTCACATAGCGCACCTGATACGCCAGTGCATCGATGATATCATCCGTGTTGCTCTCGATATCGAGATTGAACGCCCCCAGCTGCGCTTCGAGATCGACGGTGAGAGGATCGCTTCGGCAGTGATGTATCTTTCCGGTAGCATAATATTGAAACAGATTTTGGATCCGCATATTCTTAGCGATCCCCTCATGACTCAGAGGATCGAGCGGGATAAATGTCTCCGTCGTTTTTTGTGCCACATCCAGCGTATAGAAAAAATCGTTCAGCCCGCCACCCTTTTCCATACCGAAACGGATCGGGGTAAACTCCCGCTGCACCTTGATCGCTTTGAGCGATTTTTTAAACGGGTTCCATCTCCCAGCATCGATCGGTAGAATATACCAATTCGCCGAGGAGTCATACGCTACCGTAACGATCGCCGTTCTATCTTTCCCATCACTCGCCAAATCCATCGTCGCATAGCGATAGGTGTTTAGGATTGAGATCTTTGTGCCGTCCTCTTTGATGATCGCGGTAGGCTCTTTGTAATACACCGTCTCTTTATCCATCCCATTATCGATAACAAACGATTGGATATTAGTGCTGCTAAACTCCACTTCATGATAATAGCGATAGAGTTCGCGTTTAAACAGTTTCGTTTTCTCATTCTGAGGGACACATAAATACTCATTGTAAAACGCATTGATCAGCCCCAGCCGCTCATAACGCCGCCGTATCTTCTCCAGCCTCTCTTTAGGGAAACGGCTTCTCCATCGAGACTCACCGTTCTCATCGTAGCAGCTGAAAATGATATGTTTAAAATCTTCATCTTTGAGGATCTTACTGAGCAGCTGTTCCTCGTGCATGATCGTTCCTACGATCAAAAGCTCACCCTCCGGATCCATAGCGGGGAGTAAATCTTGAAAAAACCACTCTTCGAGCTTTTCGCGCTGTTTGGGTGACTTCACCGACTCACGGCTCTCGATATCATCGGCTAGGATAAACGTAGGACGATTATTGTCCGACACATAACCACGCGGATCTTCACCGCTACCGAATGTCGATATCTGACACATCACACCGCCCGTTACGATCTCCAGCGTGTTATCGTTCCACACATCCCCGCGTCGGATATCATACCCAGCCTCGGACATACGGATAATCATCCTCTTGATATCACGGAGAAACGATTGCGCTTTCTTCGCATTTTCCGACACAATGATCGAAAACGGTTCACGATCGAAAAAGATCCGGCTCACGATATGGATTTTATTCAGTAGCGTCGATTTACCCGATCCACGAAACATCACGACAGCTTTGAGATCATGCTTGATATTGAGAAAATTGAGTACCTCGACATGAAACGCGGGAGTTTTGTTTTTAAAAATATTCGGCGCGATCAGTTTCGCAAATCGGATCTGTTCGTGCGCGCTCATATTCATTCAAAATCCTCTTTCTCATCATAGATATCCGTTCCATCATCGATCTCGATCACCGTCTCTCGAAGCGCCGCACGTATATCATCGGCTTTGAGCAGCTCCGCAGCACCCATAAGCGCCGCACGATCTAACAGCTTATCTTCCCGTCCGGCAGTGAGAGTAGCGACATCCTTGGCAAACTTCGCATTATCGAGCGAAATACTCTGCGTTGCCTCATACTCTTTTTTGATCAGTTTCATTTTGAGTTCGAGGATCTCATACGCCATCGAGGTGAGTTCCCCGTTGCGCTGCACATCGACCGTAGTTTTTTTCACCGCAACATCGATGGAGCTTTTCTCGATCATCTCTCTCGTCTCCGCATCCTCCACGATCGACGCCGAGATCTTCATCTGTAAAAACCCCTCGAAATTAAACTTCTTCCGCCACCGATCCACCGTACTCTTTCCGACCTCTACCCCACGCTCCGCCATCTTCTCGCACAGTTCGCGATCGGTGAGAGGTTTAAAATCATTAAACAGATTCGCCGACTCCAGCCACAGATCCAACGCCAGCTTTTGGTTTGGATCCATCGAGGCAGCGGGCATTAATGTCTCACTCATTTTTTCTCCCTATTGAGACGCTCGATCATAAGCTCATTCCACCGTATCGCCTCATTCACCTCGACGATCCGACGGCGCATCCGACTCGCACGATCATAGAGCTTATCCACCAGCTCTTTACCTTTAGCTATCTGCTCTTTATGCTTTGCGATCTCATACGCCGGATTGATCGGAAGCTCATCAATATCAACACCATAGAGGTATTTGGTATCGCTGATACGGTTTTTTTCATTAACGATTCCATCACCCACAGCAAAGCTCCATATCTCTGTCTTTATACCCTTGGTTATACGCTATCTCGATCATGCTGCACATCCATTCTTTACTAACGACTGTAAACGATTTCGTTTGTATTCGCGTGCATACGCCCGCTTCTTCTCGATCCATGTCGGATCGCTCTTCATCGTATTGTGATAGGCAAGCGCCGTACTCTTGATCCGATCTTTGTGTTTCTCGTAATAGGCTTTGTTCTGCGCTTTGTTGCATTGCGGTTTTTTCACCGCTTTGGGCTTTTTTGGCTTCACCTCTTTGGTATGATTATCCAGCGTTGCAGCCATAGGACGTTTTTGATTTCGTGGTGTAATCACCATAGGCTCATACGCACGATCGACACCATACGCCCTATTAAACGCATCCTCATCGGCATAAGGATTTTGGAGGTTAAACCGATCCATATCCTCACAATACTTTGCCCACGTAATCATGCAGCGCTTCTCTCTTTCAACGATTTGAGCATCTGCATCACTCCCAGCCACTTATCGATATTGACACGCGAGCTATACGGTGTTTTGGCACAATAGATCGCGAGCGCTTTGATAGCACTCTCTATCTTGATCGTCTTGACAAATACAATCGTCTCGATCGATTTTCCGTTTCGCATATAGTGATTGATCTGTTTTTGTATTTTGCTTTTAGCACCGAGCGCTTCGAGCTTATGGATAACTGATACCGCTTGATGGTTATTAAACCCCAGCTGCACAAGTGTATTTTGAGTCAATATCATTTTTTAAGCCTCTTATTTAAAAATCGATTCGCACCGTAAACACTTTTACACCGGTACACCATTACCCCCTTATCCCACACCTCATAACCGCCATCGATAGGAATGATCTGCGCCATCTTAAACTCCAGTTTCCACAAGACTAGGAGGAGGCTTAGGCAATCTCTCACGCTCCATCAGCGTCGCATATCCGGCGAGATCATGATACGAGTCGGTATAATCAGGATTAGCCGCGATACGGGCGAGCTTGATCGCGAGATATTCCCATTCAGTTATTATTTTTACACTTGGATGCACGCCACGATTTTTTTCGTAACATTCTGCCATTGCAACTATTATCATCGATACTGTCTCGACCTGAACACTAAACTCACCATACACCGATCCGCGCTGTTCCAGCGTATCCTCGATACTCATCGCTTCCCCCATTTCGCATCATGCGGATTCTCACCCCATTCGCGCTTTTTCTCACCGATAAACAACATCACCACCACCGCAACCACGACGATCACCGCAAAAATCGCATCTTCCATAACCATCTCCTCTAAAACGGAATTTCATCTTCTGCCATGACAGTCTCATTGCCATCAGCATCTTGAACCACAACCGTCGGCTTACCCACCGGAGCCGCATACCCGCCGCCATACTCATACGCGCTCTCATTGCTCTGAGGCTTCGGAGGATTCCACAGTACATCATGACTCCATTCGCACGCTTCACCCTCATTCACGATCGTCGCGAATACCGAGATATTCAGTTTTCCACCCATCACAGCCGGACACTCGACATGACCGTTTTTATACTCAGTCCCCTTACCGCTGATCTTATTCCACAGCGCCCCCACTTTCGTCGATGGATATCTCTCACCCTTGCGATTGATCGAATACCAAATATTAAAATCCGGCTCATTCGGATTCTTCTTCTCCCGATTCGGTGATACCGTAAACGTAGCACTCTCCATCATCGGAGGACGGATAATCATCTCCAAATAACTCTTCGTCTCCTCACCCGCTTTATAACTCTTCTTTGACACATGACCTATTTTCATCTATTCTCCTTGCATTATAGTTTCCATCAGTGTAAGCGACATCCCATTTACACTGATTTTGATATCACTCACGACACTAAATCCGCAGATACACTTCATCTGCTTCATCTCCGTTGGATACGTCATAGTGAGTGAGTCACCCGACGCATACCCCTTGCTGATATGCACCACTCTTACGCGGTGATTCGCCGATTTTGTTTTAAGTTTTTCCCCCAGTTTCGTGATGAAATTGCGTTGCTGCATCGTATTGATCCCCATCTCTTTTGCCCACTCAACGTAGTGCATATAGAGATACGAGGTCGGTATCTTGGTGCGCTCGTTATAGATGAGATTAACATCGTACACACGGCGGAACGTATGCGCTTCGGTTGATACCGCCCCCTCGTATTGCCCAAAACACTCTTTGATATACGAGTAGATCTGATCGGTTTCGACGCGGTACTCTTCCATAGAGTCCTCGATCGTTTGCGACTTGGTAAACTTATATTTGTTTTTGACGAGACGCAATAATCCCTCGATCGCCCAGTTGAGAATCGCGGGCATCTCATTCTCGATAATCTTGCGCTCCAAATCCTCATCCATCTCATTGGCTGGGATTGTCTGCTCAAACGGTACGAGGATCATACGGCGTGTTAATCCATCATTCAGCCCTCCCCCTTTGAGCTTTTCATTTCCCGACATGATCAGTTTCGGAGGACGGCGCAGCACATACGAATCGTCAAACTTCGGGTTGATCTGTATCGGCTCTCCGGCGACGATCTTTTTGATCACCGATATCTGCCCCTTATTCACCATTGCGTTAGACTCCAGCTCCGTAGAGACATTGAGCAGCTTTCCGTTCAGCGCATCCAGCTCTTTATCGAACATATTGATTACTTCGAGGTGCGATACGCTCTCCTCATCGAGTAAACTCTCAATGATCTTGATAAACACCGATTTACCATTCCCTCCCGTTCCATAGAGATAG